ACGAGTCCCGCATGGACCATATCGCCCGCCAAGACTTTAAGGTCGGCAAGCGGTGGATTCGCAAGGGCGAGAAGTACTGGACGATGATCATCCCAACGTGCGGCAAATTGGTGAAATCATGAGCCAGCGATACAACGGATGGACCAACTACGCAACGTGGCGTATCAATTTGGAGATGGTAGAGGCCGACGGGTATTTTCCGACCTTGGAGGATTGGCACCCGACGAGCACAGTAGACGATTTGAAGTATGACCTTGCGCAGGTCATCAAGGACAACTGTACGGACATCCTCCGGGAAGAACACGGCGAGGGCTTGACGCTCGATTACGCACTTGCCTTCATCGACGATGTAAACTGGAGGGAAATCGCGTCGCACATTGTCGAAGACTGGCTAAATGAAAAGTGAGTACGCATACCGCGCCACCTTCTACGGTTATATCGGGGTCCTCGCAATCCTGCTATATTTAGCCCTGTATGGCTGAGATTTACAAGGCGGTATTTACCTGCCCCGAATTGGACGAAAGAGAGGTATGGTACGTTTCCAGTAAGAAGCACGCCGAGCTGATGATGAGGCGCCACATCTCCACCCCACGGACGAAAAAAAAGGCCATGAGGTACGAACACGCCACCTACAGCCTAAGCGTAACCCCCGTCTTTGAAAGTACCGGAGACGCCAGCTACGACCCCCGAGGATAATGCCACTACCCGAAAAAAAAGAGGGCGAGAGTAAAAGCGAATTCGTCGCCCGCTGCATCGCAGACGAGACCGCAAAGAGGGAGTTTCCCGATATGGCGCAGAGGGTGGCCGTATGTATCAACCAAGCGGAGAAATAGACGCAAATGGACGCACAAAAAAAGGCGATGGTACAGGCCCTGGAGAAGTCCCTCGGCATTGTCACGGCAGCGTGTAAGGTGGTGGGCATCTCCCGACAGACGCACTACAACTGGCTGGAAGATCCCGAGTACAAGAAGGCGGTGAGCGAGATTGGCGACGTGGCCCTCGACTTCGCCGAATCGCATCTTCACAAGCTGATAAAGGACGGCAACCCCGCGGCCACGATTTTCTACCTCAAGACCAAGGGCAAGGAGCGGGGGTACGTGGAGCGTCAGGAGATAGCCGTCGCCGAGAAGAAGCCGCTCTCGTGGTTCACCGATGACAACGCGGACGTAGCGTAAATTCACAACATGACTTGGAACACATTCGACACGCAGCCTGAACTCGAAGGCTTCTATTTGATCTGCAAAGCCGACGAGCCGGAGGAGGCTTCGTGGCATTCGGCCGTCATATTCTTCTGCATGAAGCACGACCCGGAAGGCATTTGGGAAATTGAGGATGCCGATTTCGATGGACGTCCTACACATTGGGCAAGGATTCCGGACGTTGCGTGAAGCAGCCCGCCACGTACTACCACGTCAAGGGGTGCGGCTCCCGCATCCAAGTACACCAGGGCGGAACCCGTAGCGGGAAGACGTACTCGATACTCCAGAGCCTCGTCGAACTCTGCTACGAGAATGAGAACGCCGGGGCGGTCATCACCATCGCCCGGAAGACATTTCCCGCGCTGAGGGCGACGGCCATGCGGGACTTCTTCTCCATCCTCGAAAGGGAGGACTGCTACAACGTAGACCAGCACAACAAGAGCGAGGCGACGTACATCCTCTGGGGCAACCTCGTCGAGTTCATCAGCGTAGACCAACCGCAGAAGGTCAGGGGCCGGAAGAGGCAAATCCTATTCGTGAACGAGGCGAACGAGCTGGCCCTCGAAGATTGGCGGCAGCTCCTGCTCCGGACCACGGGGAAGGTGATTATCGACTTCAACCCCTCCGACGAGTATCACTGGATCTACGAGGAGGTGATACCCCGCGAGGATGCGAGTTTCTTTCGCACCACCTATAAGGATAACCCTTACCTCGATCGGGCCACTATCGCAGAGATTGAACGCCTCAAGGACGCCGACCCAAACTATTGGCGCATTTACGGCCTCGGAGAAAGGGGAGTCAACCAGGCGGCCGTATTCACTTGGGAGGTGGGAGAGATAGCCGGAAAGCGCATCGGGACGGGCCTCGACTTTGGATTCACCAACGACCCGACAGCAGTCATCGACGTATACCAAGACGGCCATACGCTGATCCTCCACGAGCGGTTATACTCGACCGGACTCACGAACCCGGACATCTCCGAGGAGTTAAACAAGCTCGATGTGCAGACCATCATCGCAGACTCCGCCGAGCCGAAGAGTATCGAGGAGCTGTTTCGGTTGGGGCATAACGTGAAGCCGGCACGGAAAGGACCGGACTCGGTACGGCAGGGCATCGACATTATGAGACGCCACAAGCTCCTGGTGACCGCCGAGAGTACGAACCTACAGAAGGAGCTTCGGGCCTACCGATGGGAGCAGGATAAGAACGGGCGCAACCTCAACCGCCCCGTGGACAAGGACAACCACGGCATCGACGCGGTGCGGTACGTGTGTCTGAACTTGCTGACCACAAACCGCAGCGGCAAATATTTCATAGCGTGAAGAAGACCATCACCATACCGGAGAACCTGTACGACATCACCATCGACCAGTATCTCCAAGTTAAGGCCATACCCGAAGGGGACGAGATGGAGCAGGTCGTAAGGACCATCTGCATCCTCTGCCACCTGGAGCGGGCCGAAGTCATGGCGATGGAACAAAAGGACATCCAGCACATCGGAGGCGTCATCGGGGGCATCCTCGACAAGTACGACGAGGAGTATCCCGTCGAGAGGATCATCGAGCTGGACCAACGCTACGGATTCCACCCCAACCTTTCCCGCGTCACCGTGGCCGAGTTCGCAGACATAGAAACGCTCTGCAAGGACTCCTTTGATACCCACCTCCCCCAGGTCATGGGCATACTGTACCGCCCCATCGTAGAGGAGCACGGAGAGTTCTACCGGATCGCGGACTACGACGGGGAGGACCGCTCGGAATTCTTCAAGGAGATGAAGCTGGCCCACGCCCTTGGTGCAGCCGCTTTTTTTTTGCGTACCGGGAGGGCATTAGTCGACGCTTTGGACAACTATTCCAAGGCGGTGGCGGATCCAAACTATCCGAGAAATACGGATGGTTCGCCACGTTCGTACATCTCGCAGGGGAGGACATTACTAAACTACCGCAGGTTGAAAGGACTCACCTCGAAACTGCCCTCGCTTGGCTCGCCTACGAGCAAGATCGGGCGCTACTGGAAAAGCAAAAAATGAACCTATGAGAACAGTAAACCAAATCATCGACGAGCTCGGGGCCATCGCCCTGGAGCACCATTTTATTCGCTCTTTCAAGGAGGGCGAGATGAGCGAGGTCGATATCCAGAAGCTGGCCGGAGACAAGTACCCTATCTGCTACGCCGACATCAGCGGAGCGACAATCGAGCGGGGCGTCCTGATCTACTCCCTGGACGTGTTGGTGATGGATATGGTGCTACCCGGACAGACCGACGCGCAGGAGCAATACTCCGATACCTTGCGGACGCTCATTGACATCGTAAGCAATTACGCCCAGGTGTTGAGCGCCCAGAGCGACGTGAACCGGGACGTGCGTATCGAGCTGCCCGTGGACTGTGAACCGTTCACCGCCCGCTTCGATAACCTGCTCACGGGATGGGTCGGTACGGTACGCCTTCAGACCTCGAATACGCTCGACCTCTGTGCCGCGGCCTTCGCATGAAGGATTACATCACCATAGACGGCAAGCGGGTACGCATGACCCACTCCATGCAGGAGCTGGGGAAGATCGGTAAGGAGGTACGCCGGCGCGCCCGCATCAGCCTTAAGGCACGGGGGAAGGTGGTGACGGGCAAGCTGTACAATTCCATCCGCTACGAGCAGAGCGTATCGAAGGACGATAAATCCCTCAACCTCGGCTTCTCCTTTCCCGGTGCCGAATACTGGCAGTTTGTAGACGAGGGGGTGAAGGGTGCGCTATCCGCGGCCAAGGCTCCCCGGTCCCCGTTTCGGTTTGGGTCGGGATCCGGTCCATCGGGGAGGCTCCGCCCCGCTATCGATAAATGGGTCGTAAAGAAGGGCATAGCCCCACGCGGGGCTGGGGGTCAATTTGCCTCTCGTAAATCGATGGTGTACGCGATCTCCCGAAGCATATATCAAACCGGTATCCGGCCCTCCTATTTCTTCACGAACGCATACGACAAGACCATCAAGAAGCACAACGCGAAATTGGAGGCAGCCGTAGCGCAGGACATAGGAAACGCGATAAAGACCCTACTCGATGGCGGCTCAGTTTGAATACGTACCCAATACGACCGACTTCCAAAGCACGGCGGAACCGCTCATCATCCAGGTCTCCGAAGCCGTGGCCGGTCCCTATTTTAAATACCGGTTCGTCTTGCGCATCAAGGACCGCACCAGCACGACGACCTTCGCGACCCTGAAGACGCACCCCCTGAGCACGACGAACCTCTCGGCCATCTTCGACATATCCCGCGTCCTCGACGACTACATCGGCCCGAACGTAGTCAACGGGAACAGCACCGACGGCAATATCCTCACCCTAGGG